GCGCTGTCGTTGAATTGCAATGAGTCTTTTACAATAGCTTTAATAGAGAAGCCTTTCCATTCGGTCGGGAAAGAGCCTGCTACGGGGTCAGCCAAGTCAAGTGACTGAACACCATATACTGCGTTTTTACTCATAATCTGTGATAACTTTTACTTTGTTATTGATAAAAAATGTATCGTCAGCATCTGACATTGGGTTTGAATCACATTCACGTGCAAAATATGCGCCACTCAGTTCGAGCCAATCAGGCAAATCTTCTTCATCTGTGCTGCGTGGCACAAGTTGTTCAAACTGCGCTTGCAACGCTGTGATGCGCGCTGAATCGACTTCGCCCGATGCTGTTTGCGGCACATGAATATTGACATTGATGACGTTATATTGCGCTGAGCCAACAGTGAACGGCAGCGCATTGACAACGATATATTCGCCTGTGTAAGCTGTCGATTTGACGTGTTTGAAAAAACGCATCGCTGTAAAGTTCTGCGCTAAATACTTTGTCATCGCTGTTACTGCTTCTAAGCTGTTCATCTTTGCGCTATTGTGTGAATGTTACTTCTGCTTGTTAAGACGCTGTGAGATACGCTGCACATCTTTCTGACCTTTTACCACGGACAAGTGCAAGACGTTATAGCCTTTTGCCTCGACATAGCGAGCATAATTCATGCCGGCTACGATAACGAGCGTATAGCCCGAAGTTGAAATCTCTGTCGGGTGGTCTATCGCGTATTGCTCAAGTGCTGATACTGCTTGCGCACGACCTGCTGTGGTGCCGTCAGTGTTGAATATCTGACGTTGCAGTGTGCCATTGAAATAGATACAAGCACCGATAGATGAGCGCAAGTTGCCTGTGCGGTCTGTGTATGCTCCTGATGTGCGTGCGTGTGCTATCAAGTCATTTGCTTCTGCTTGCAAAACGTCAAGCACTGCGTCATCTGCTCTGTTGCGCTGTTGCTCTGCAATTAAAGCGAGCTTGCGTTTCAGCTCATCAACTCCTGTCAGTCTGCCGTTGATTATAGCCATATTTGAGCAAAGCGTTTAGCTGTGTCAAAATCTATTATCGGCAGTGTCGCATCAATCGAGCCGTCAGCTTTGACGATACGCACAAGTTGACCGCGAGCGATATGCTGTGCAAGCTGATGCGCTGTCACTTCGTATGTCGCAGAAAATGCTGTGCCGTCTTGCGTTGTTACGACTTGATTGTTACGGCTGTGACGGATAGCGCAATGCGCAAGATGACTTTCAACGCGAGTTTCTATCGGATTGAAATCGTCATCGTAACCCTGCTCGGTCGCGATTAGATATATGTCATCTTTGAAGCGCATCTGCTATCTGTCTGAGCGAAGAACTATTTGTAAAGGAGGGATAGGGTGCTATGCAGTATCTTTGTATGTGTTACCAAATAGACTGATAAGTGACTGATGCTTCATCGTCATCGTCAAGCACCAAGCTCGAATTAAGCCCGTTGTTTTGAGCAATGAACTTTATTCTGCGCTTGATGCTATCAGCGGAAAAAGACGATGATGTGCCTGCGACACTTTCTGATTGTAACGACCATAGCTGCATCAATAGCATCATAGCTGCTAATGCTGCCGACTTGCGAGATGCTTTGTTGTAGTCATCTTCGACTTGATACTCTGTCTTTTCACCGAGCCGTTCGACTGCGTCAGATAATGCGCGTTCAACTGCATCATCGCTCAGTTCGTATGGCTCGATTAGACTTAATATCGCTGCTTTAAGTGTCATTACAATTGTTTATTTGATAAGTTTGAGTAAAAGATAAAGAAATCAATGTGCGTTTCTATCTATTACACTTTCGCTTTGTCAGTGCGTAAGATAGCGTAATTGTTCTTACCGGTGAATACCGGAGTTGCATACATATCGTAGTCGACGAAACGACCGCGCTCGCTACGCCAGAAGCCTACGAGGTTGTTGTCGTAAACTGAATACGATTTATTCGGGAGAGCGTCGATTGCTTCGAGTGGATCACTGACTTTGAGTGATGCGATAGAATCAGCGCATTGGAATACTACGCGATTGTCAACTGTAAGATTTGTAGATTGACCGTCAGCCAAAGTAACGAAGCGGTCTTTCTCAACTTGAATAGTTGGCAGTGCTGCTGCTTCGAGCAATGCGTTCACTTGGTCTGCTGAGATGACACCGGGGTTCTTGACATCAATCTTGCCGAGCTTCAAGATGAAGCTGTCTTGAATCTGCTTGGTTTGAGTGAATTGACGGAAAGTGCGACGTGACATACGAATCTTTTGGACTGCCTTGCCTTGAGTTGCAAGATAATCAACAACTTCTTCGATGTCGTCGAGTGGCTTAGCGTTTTCTTTGTCTGACCAAACAGCAATTGCGTCTTGAGTTTTCACGCCCAAGTCGTAAGTGAAAGCGACTGCTGACTTAGTGTTATTCTTAGCGTTAACGGTTTGAGTGCCGTTGAACAAGCCTTCGAAGTAAAGCGCGTCGATACGTTTGTGCGGTGCGATGACAGCTTTTTCAAACGGGTTGAACAGATATTCAACAAGTTTTTGAAATTCTGTTTCACGCATAGCTGCTGAGTAACCTGCCTTGCGGTCGTTGTAGCGGCCTTCGAGATATAAGTATTGTTGCAAACGGTCGTTATCAAGTTGCCACTCGTCAGCGATGCGAGAGATGGCACCTGAAAGTTCACCGGCTACGGGCAAATCGTGAGTTGGCTTGCCTGCGTTGCTTGCGATGATAGAGCCGACAACTGCTGCTGTGTGGTCTGCAAGATAAGTGCGATATGCCTTTGCAGCGCAGACTTCAACGTCAATGTTCTCTTGTTTCCACTCTGCAACATAAGTTGAGAGCTTCATGTTCTCTTGTACAAAAGCATCAAAAACAGCGGGTTTTTGAAGTTCAATTAACAATGAATTTGTTGCCATAAGTCAAAAACCTCCTTTCTTAAATTTTGAATGCGTGACGTGAAGTAAGAGATGCTTTGATTGCATCGTTGATAGCGTAGGGAAGAGAATCCTCAACGATTTCATACGCTTGTATTGTCGTTGAGATAGCAGGTTCACCGATTACGGGAATACTTGCATAGTTCAAGCGAGCTTCACCTTCGAAATCTTCAGCGATGACTTCACCAAGTTCTGCGGCTTCAGACAATGCTGCGATAGTGATAGTGTCGTAAAGTTCGCCAACTTCAATCTTAGAGATTTCTGAGCCGGCTAAAGTGTCGCCAACTTTGAGTGCGTGATTCTTTGCAACTTTGATTTCAGTTGCACCTTGCTCTGCTGCTTCATAGAGCTTTGCAGTTTTGATGAGTTTTGCTGAATCTTTGCTAACAGCTACAACTGCACCTTTCGGCAGCACTTTGTAGTCAGCAGGCAAATTGCTCTTGTCAAGAGAATAACCGCCTTCAGCTACGATGGCTGTGCGCTCGTTCCAATGACCTTCAGCAATGAGTTCTTGTGCTGTATCTTTGTAAAACATTGTGTATTTAGATATGGGTTTTCAGACGATTGTGCTTGTGTTTTACGGCTTATTATTTCGTGGTTGCTTTGGCACCCATACGTTGCAGAGCAGCTACGACATCGTCTGTTTCAGTCGCGCCATTACCTGTTGCGGGTGGCTCTGCGAATACGCCGGCTTTAATCAATTCTTGTTTCATCGCAGCATAATCTTGCTCCATCTGTGTGATAGTTGTGTCAAGATTTTCTTCTTTATCCAACTGATAACGATTGCGAAACGTCTGCGGCATATCTTTTACTCTATCGTTAGAATCGAGCAATTTGCGCAAGCGTTGAGTTTCTCGCTCTTGTTGAAATGGTTGCACTGCTGCTGCAACTGCTGTGTCAATCAGCTTTTGAATATCTTGAGCTGTGATTGCTTGTTGTTGCTGTTGATTGCTGCCATTTCCGTTGTTGTTTGCAGGTGGTTCGGGCGGATTAGCCTGCTGCTGTTGCTGAATTGTTTTCGGGTCTATCCAACCTTCGAACTTCTTAGTGACGCGCTGTGCGGCTACTCTGTCTGCTTCTGATGCTGCTGTCTGAATTTGAGATGCGATTGCTTTGATAATGTCGCCACCGCTTGCTAATGCGTTAGTGACATCTTCATCGCTGCTATCATCTGTAAGACCCTTGATTGTAGTAAATAGCTCAGCAAGGTTCTTGACTTGTTCGGCTTTCAAACCCTTATCAGCCACTAAGGTTTTGACTGCCTCTAAAAGTGTGTTTTTCATAAGAAAAGAAATGATAAAAGCTATATTAATATATTTTTGTGTGTTTCTTTTGTCGCAAATATAATACAAGTTTAGCAAAAGTAAAGCGTTTGCATAGCAAAAATCAA